TGCTAGAACTCTATTCCATGATCCAAATTTCCTTCTTAAGAGAAAGTCTCTTATAGGGGCTTTCGGATCCGCTTTATATTCTGGTAGGCTAATCTTATCTACGTTTTTTGCTTGTAAATACTCGCTTAAAGCCTTTATCATCATATGTTTTGTCATAATTATTCCTCTGCGGGTGGGGTTTCTTCTGGTCTGCCACCTTGCTCTGGATTTGCGGCCGATCCTGCAATATTTGCAGGAATTCGCGGTGTATCAAATCCGTCAATCTTCTCAAGTCTCAACGCCTCCCTTGCTTCATTCGGTGTTAATATTCCCGTGTTTACAAGTGTAGCGTAGTAAGCTGCCTGGTCTTTCAACTCAGGCTGAAGTGCTGGCGTATCGCTAACATCTTCGTTAAGTTTAAAACCGAAGAACCTCTCGAAAGCATATCCCATCTTTCTAATGATAGGTAATATGGTTTCTAAATAGTATAGACGGTGGTTGGGTCTAATGTTTGCATTATTCCCTCCGTCCAATAAAATAGGTGGTATACCCATCGCTTCTAAAATTATCTTCTCATTCGACGTTATTGCCGCTTGAAAGTCTAAATCTTTGAAGTTAACTTCCGTTAGGTTTTCCACTTCCAATCCACCATCTAGGAATAACGGTCTACGTCCTCCTGATTGTGGGTTGTATCTAGCGACCCAAGCCTGTAACATTCTTTCTTTGATTTTCTCCGAAAGTGTGTTAGGTGACTTAAGTACTAAACCTGGTACTGCTCCGTTCTTGAAGAAGTTATCTTGGAATCTTCTCATACTTCCAAGTAACTGCATGGTTCTCCATGCTGGCTTCAATCTAGGAACTCCTCTATAAATAGAGTTAAAACTGTTCTCTTTAATGTGAATGATTTCACTAGGACTATACTCGATACCGGAGTCGTAAACATATTTATCTACGTAGGTACTTTCATTAGTCTCGATTGTTACGTGTTCTGCTGGCAAATGATAGAGATGTACTCCATCATAGTATATAAAGATATTGCCGTCTATAAGTAGATCAACTATTAAGTTTCTCTTAAAGGCGCTAATATCTTGAAAAGGATTTGGTTCTACGTTAAGTAGTAAATTGAGCTTAGTTCTTCTCATGTTTTTTACTACACCAGTAACACCTTGTATCTTCTCGCCTACATCGAATGGTATATCCGCAGCGTCGTCCACTATCATGTTGACTGCTCGGTTTACCACTTCTAATTGCTCGTAAGCATTTCTGTAGTTAGTTGTTATTTCACGACTAGAAAGAGTACCACCTTCATCATTGGCGATATGAGACTGAGAAGGGTTTAGTTTCTCGTAGTCCTCGCTAAAGGTTGTTCTTCCTATAATCCTGTCATACCATGCCATATTTGTCTCTCTGTATACTCACCCATCTTTCTTGTTTTAGTGCTGTTACTACTCTTGGGCGTTTGCCGTAGATGGAGTGTAGTTTCATATGATGCTCGTGACATAATGTAACAGCTGCGTCGTAAATTTCTTTAGTGTGTTCGGCTATAAACTGTTCACGAAGGTTTAATATATCTTCTTCGCCAGTTATTTTCAGCTTATTCTTTCTTAACCAAATTTCTAACAACTCTGTTAGACCATGAAAATGATGGAAGTCTAGATTCTGCGTAGATTTACAGATATAACATTCCGTTCCTTTGTCGTACTTAGACTTAGCCTTGTCCCGAACATATTTAACTAGATCTCTTTTTAGTTCCATAACTTATTCCATTCCTTAAATTATACTATTATTTGGGGGTGTTGTCAAGAACTATTTTTGTGCGGTGGTCATTAGAAGCTAGTGGCACTTGTTTCGAACGAGTACATCGCATAGCGTAGTGCATCTGCCATATGAGAAGCATAGTTGTGTTTTGGCTTCTCTTTTAGTAAGTTAGGATTGGGATCCCACTGGTACTGATCAAGGGAGCTCAGACTCTCATGACATGTCTGGTGAACTATTAGTGCGTCATTATCACAGATCGCTGCTACATGACCAATTCCATCAAGTACAGATTTCTTTGCGTTAATAGTACTAATGTCGTAGTTTTGTGCAAGGTCAAATCTTGTTTGCTGTGCGGCTGAATCAATATAAATATAATCTATATTATACTTATGAATTAGTTTCTGTATCTCGATTGCGTGTTGTTCTGTGGTTCTTTCTGAGTTTAAGTATTCAGCTAATAGATAATACTTTCTAGCGTCCCAGTCGTAGGCAATTACACAGAAAGCTGTAGGATCTTTGAAACCTACGTCCATTCCTGCGAATACGTCCATGCCGGATAGGTCTAGCTCTGATAAATCCTGCTGGCACTTCTCCATGTTGAATCCCCATACCTGGCCTTCAAATACATTGAAGTCTGCCATATACTCTTGATTAAATTCGGATTCAGACATTGTTTTTCTTGCTTCATGAATGTCCTGGTCTGAGATACGTGGGTTTTCATGGTAAGTAGCCTTGACACTTGCCCACTCTGGAAAGTCTCCTGAGTAACCTCTATACCAGAACTCTGCAAACCAATTGTTCCTACCACGAGGGGTAGAAATGAATATAGCTTTAGAGTTTTCTTTGTCTAGTGTAGGTCGTAGTGCGACGTTGAAAGCGTCCCTTCCATCCACGAGGGCAGCTTCATCAAAGATGATGAGATCATAGGACCTACCAACGACCGAATCCACTTGGTTAACCGATCCCATACGGATCGTAGAATTGTTTGATAATTGAATAACTTTATCTTTTGCATTGTCTTTAATTACTTCTAAATCAAAATGTTTGATTAAGGTTCTCTGAAGGTCGAAGGATATCTGGGACAATGAGTAGTTAGGCGACATCAATAGAACATTGGTGTTTGGTACTAAACATAGTAGCTGAGCGATTACGTTCGCTATGTATGTTTTTCCTTGCCTACGGGATACTGCCGCAGTAACAAAACGATACTTCGGATTATTGATTGAATTGATAATAGCTTTTTGGGTACTATTAGGTTCTATTCCTAATAAGTCCATATAGCCATCTATTGGGAGTTTGATGAATCTGCGTTCATCGAAAGACATGAGCTCTTCGGCTGTGACGTCTTTTCTACTTATCTCTAGCATTAGTGTATTGTTTCTTCTGCGAACAAGGACTCTACGTCGTCTAATAGACCTTTGTCCTCTACTATATTATAGAGGTACATGAAAGCAAGGGATACATTCTTCATGTCGAACTCTTTACGAGTTAATTCCCTTTTAGATTCAACTAAGTTAACGGCTGCTGTAAAAGCGCTCGCATTAACTATATTTTCTTGTAACCAAAGTGTTCTTCCGTCCACTGCTTTCATATCTTCTCCGTTTGTTTAACGTCTAGTGTTAATTGGGGCACCCTTAACTGTCGCGGCTGATGCATAGATTCTATCTTCCATATCCTTAGATATGTACTCAGAAGCTCCTGCTTCTAAGGTAAATGAACCCTGTACATCTGTACCTGATGCTCCGTTAAGAATAGTAACAGTCGCTTCTGCAGCGGCTACATTTACTATTCTTACTTCGGGCGAAAGCTCGAAGTTACTGGCTGCTCCTGCGGTAGTACCGCAAGCAGCTTCTGCCCCTATAAATCTTGTTGACATAATTTATTCTCCTAAAATGTCTTCATTAAAAAGACTGATGCGCTGTCCATTACCTGGCCATGTCGGGCAGAGTCAAGAATTTCCATTCCCATTCTCCAACCTTTTACATCTTTTGAAATAGTAAGCATTTGATACGTATCGTCATTTTCATAAATTGCATGACGTAGACTTAAGTCAGCCCAAGTAACTGTAGGCATCATTAAAGTGACTTCCTTATAGTTCTTGTCTGCATCGTCCATGTCAGTCCATACGCTCATCTGCACCCAGTGATTTCCACCTCTGACAAACCACTCTTCTTTGTGATCGATTGCTTTGTCGTCGTATCTATACTGAATCAAACCGCCACCAACAGACCATTTGTCTGTTACTGCCATGTCGTATCCTGCATATAAATCATATTCGTAGCTAGCATCTCCGATGCCATCTACTTGTCCTACCCATGTGCCGACGTAAGCGCCGCCAATATTGTAGTTAGCCCAGCCTTGCATTGAATTACCGCCTATAGTTTGGCTCTCGCCTCTAAATAAGTAATCGCTGGCATAGCCGACTTCGCCTTCTACATTTCCTGCGTAAGATGTGATGCTCATTGAGCAGAGTATCAGTGCTGCTAATAGTTTATTCATTTATTTCTCCCTATTACTTGTGAAAGCAGTGCCTCGCGGATTTCGCCACGAGGTAGTGCTGTCAACTCTTTTGTTCTGAGAAGGCGATGCAACTTAGCGCGTTGCTTATAAATGAGTATCGCGGTAGCCTTCTCAATAGCGAATATCATTGTAGGTATAGATAACTTATTCTCTAAATTACGTTGTTCAGTTGTCTGCATAACAGACTCCTTAAATTAGTCAAGTAGAGGGTTTCTATCTTTAGCCTTGCCAATATTTAGTGCAAAACGATCAATCCATTTATACGCCTTAGCCCATAGTGCATCATCGGCAGGTGTGTCAGTCATAGCTACTACGGCTGAACATACTGTGATGAGTATAGGTAAGACTTGGATTAGTCCCCATATGAATTTTATCAATTCAAACATTCTATTCTCCCAGAAGGTTACCCCTTCTCTTTGCTTCTTATTTGTTAGGCCCTAAAGATACAGGTCTGGCCATTCCGCCAGTCGCGTATACAGAAGCGCTAGAAGCATACAACTTATGGAATTGTCTTCTTTTCCATAAAATCATAACTTCACCTGGTTGTAATCGGCATGTGCCCATAACAACAGGTGTTTCTGCTGATGTAACATAAGAAACAGTTTCAACAGTAGCAGACTCATTTACTAGTCTGACATACGTTAATCTGTCTCCACAGGTTACTGCAGTTTCTACAGTGGTTGGGAGAGCAATAACTGCTTGTCCCGGTGAAAATGCTAACATTTTACTTTCTCCTTTACCATTTGACTTTGTCGGCCCAATAAGCGGCGGACATTTTACCTCTCGCAATATTCTTTGCGTGCCTTGCTTTAAAACTCTTTCTCTTTGCTTTCATTCGAGCTGACTCACCAGCTTTTGGTTTCCCTGCTGTGCTAGCTCCTTTCTGTCCAAAACGAATAGTCTTAATTCGACTTCCAACCTTAGCCACAACAATGTGCGACTTAGTCTTGTGTCCAGGTGTTCTTTTGGGTTTATTAAATCCTTTTACACCTGCTCTTTTGATTCTTGAGTCCTTTTTACGACCCTTGGGTTTACTTCTTCTTCTTACTGCCACGTTTCTTCCTCTTTTTCTTAAATCCTGCCTTCATGAAAGCAAACGCTTTTTTGGAGATAGTAGATTTCTTCTTTGACCTACTCTTACCACTCTTTTTTCTTTTGTTGATATTAGCGTATAAGCTCATTACTTCTTACCTCGCTTTTTCCCCTTTTTCTTTTTTGGTCTTCCTCTTACTTTTCCGTAAGTTCCTTTACCTGCTGGCATGTTTTACCCCTATTTAAGAAGGCTTTTTGGTAGTTTACCGTATCCCCTTTTCTTGCGTTGAAGTTGTATCTTCCTCGCAGCTAATAAATTTGCTCTAATGTTCCTTTTCTCAGGAACACATTCGCATGGGTCACAATTACAAGTGACACATTCGCATGATTCTTTACCCATTGGCGTACTCCTTGGCTGCTTCTAACGAAGCATGTTTGGTTTGTTTTCCGTTAGGGTCTAATGTGCAATGTGCACCACGCTTTACGTAGTACTGCCAGCCCTCTGGGAAATCTCTCTTTGTCTTTTTCTTTACAACTTTTGTTTCAGGGGACGCTGTAATATCCTTTTTATCATAATCTTGTTTCATTGGTTCTCCTAGTGAAGTGATGACATAGTCCATAAGAACCCTGCCCCACCTACTATAATAGTGCCAGCTGCTCCGATAAGTATTGTTTCAATTCGTGTTATGGATGAAAAAAACGAATTTTCAATTCGTGTTATTGTTTGTTCAACACTATCAAATCGCGCTGCACTTCTTTCTTCTATGCCTTTGAGTTGGTTGAACACTGTCTTCCATCTTTCTTCGCATACAGCTTCGTGCTTTGCAAGCTCGGCTGCTAGATCATCGGTGTTCATATAACTCTCCTCATATGATTCTCGTGTATAAATATACACAATTTAAATTATACCAAAATTATAAGGTCATGTCAAGAACTATTTTTGTATGGTGTATATTTTGACTGGCTCAGTCTTTCCTTTAACAATTACCTCATCTATAAACTGATACTCATAGCCATCGACTCTACTATGTTCACTAATAATTAAGTCTGTCTCATATTGCTTACAGCTACTCTCTAGGCGAGCAGCGAGATTAACAGCGTCCCCGAGAACACTATAGTCGAAACGACTACTACTACCCATATTACCGACAACACACGGTCCTGTGTTGATTCCGACTCCTGTATGGATTTCAGGGCTTCCTTCAGATTTGAGAACAATATTTAATTCCTCCAAAGCTACTCTCATTTCAAGAGCTGCTGCTGTTGCCTTCCTTGCGTGATCTTCTACATCTAGAGGCGCGTTCCAAAAAGCCATGATGCAGTCCCCCATGTACTTATCAATAGTTCCCTCGTGCTTCATAATGATGTCACTCTGATTAGTTAAAAAACGATTTACCAGAGCCACTAGTTTTTGAGGGTCTGACTGGTAAAATTCCGAAATCGGGGTAAATCCTCGAATATCCGAAAAAAGAAAAGTTAGTTGTTTTGTCGACCCACCCAATCTCAGTAATGATGGGTCTTTTTGGAGTGCTTC